TACTCCTGTATTCAACTATTCATACAGAGTTTACTCTGATATGGAAGAAGATTCAAGAATGGCTGAAGTTACTTTCCAACTTGACCAAGTTACTGTTTCTGTTGAAACACGTAAAATGAGAGCACAGTGGACTCCTGAATTAGCTCAAGACGTATCTGCATTCCATAACATCGATGCTGAAGCTGAATTAACTGCTTTATTATCAGAACAAATGGCTGCTGAAGTTGACCGTGAAATATTACGTGATTTACGTAGAGGTGCTGCTTGGACTTCACGTTGGGATTATAATGGTCTACGTAGACAATCTACTTCTTATTTCGGAACACAAAAAGACTGGAATCAAACATTAGTAACTAAAATCAATCAGATTTCTGCTCAAATTCATAAAGCAACCCTTCGTGGTGGAGCTTCTTGGATTGTAGTATCTCCTGAAGTTAGTGCTGTATTTGATGACCTTGAATATTTCCACGTATCTAACGCTGCTCCAGAGCAGGACAAATACAACATGGGTATTGAGAAAATCGGTACTTTAAGTGGCCGTTATATCGTATATCGTGACCCATACTCACCAGCTAATACAGTTCTTATTGGACATAAAGGTACTAGCATCTTAGAGACCGGTTACATATATGCCCCATACGTTCCAATGCAGTTAACTCCTGTTATGTATAACCCATTCGATTTTACTCCGATTCGTGGTATCATGACTCGTTATGCTAAGAAAATGGTTCTTAACCGTTATTATGGTAGAATTTATTGCGATGGTTTAACTACTTTCGGAATTGGTGATTTAAGATAATCAATTTAATGTAAATTAACTAAAAAGAGTTGGGTTATTCCAACTCTTTTTTTATTTTTGTATTGCATTAATATATATATGACATATGAAAAAAATTGAAACCTCTGATTCAATATTTATATTTCTTCAAGAAGAAATAGATGTTGATATTATTTCAAATAAAAATAGAATATCTGAATTACAGAAAAACAAAAAAAATATTTACATATATTATTCCTCCGAATTATCTAATAAAAAAGAAATAATTAGAAATAAAATTAAATATCATAATAAAAAGAATACTCATAAAGTGTTTGCTAGAAATTGTGATATTCGTGAGGTGGATAATAGTGAAAAAAATAAATTCTTAAATGCTTACCATATACAGGGAAGTGATAATTCAAATATTTCGTATGGTGCATATTATAAAAATGAGTTAATCGTATTAATGACCTTTGATGATAAAAGAAGTTTTAGTGGGGGAAAACGAGAGAACGAATATGAACTTTCTAGATTTGCCGTAAAAAGTGGATATATTATTACAGGTATTTTTCCAAAAATGATTAAATTATTTATAAAACAATATAAACCAACTAAAATAGTTTCTTTTGCGAATAAAAGATGGACAGTAAGTAAAGATAATATTTATTCAAAAAATGGATTTAAATTAAGTAAGCATATCACACAAGATTATTGTTATTATCAAAATAATAAATTGTATCATAAATTTAATTTTGGGAAATCTAAAATTAAAAAAAAGTTCCCAAACATTTATGATGACAGTAAAACTGAATTTGAAATGACGAAAGAATTGGGATATAATAAAATTTGGGATTGTGGTAAATATAAATATGAATTATATATTGATAATAAGCAACATATTATATTTGGATTTATTTATCAAATAAAAAATGTTGTTAATGGTAAAAAATATATCGGACAAACTACTCGGTCGTTAAGTAAAAGAATTAGCGAATATAAAAAATCATTGTTATATGATGAAACCATTAATAATTCACATTTAAGTAATGCATTTAAAAAATATGGTTGGGATAATTTTGAATTTTCTGTAATTGACACTGCTCAAACAATTGATGAATTAAATGCCAAAGAAATTAAATATATATTAGAATTTAATACTATTAACAAAGAAATTGGGTATAATATTGAAAATGGTGGTAATAATGCGATTCCTGCCATTGAAACACTTGAAAAAATGTCTAAATCACATTTAGGCATTAAACAAAGTGACCAATGGATTAATAGACGAATTGCTAAAGCAGGAAGTGAGGACGCTAAGAAATACGGTAGGACCAAAACTGATGAGGAGAAAAAATATTTAAGTCAAAACTCGCCCAAATATTGGGAAGGTAAATCTAGAGATGAAAGTACTAAATTAAAAATAAGTAAAACTAAATTAGAAAAAGGACTATCTGGTAAACAAAAAGAAGTCCTTTGTAAGAAAGTGTATAAATGCAATGCTATTACTAATGAGATAATTAGTATCTTCGAATCAACAGCGTTGGCATCTAAAATTGAAAATGTAAATCAATCTACTGTTTCAAGATGGTGTAAAAATAATAAAATTATTAATGATATTCTTTGGAGATATTAATCTTCTTTAATTTCGATTAAATTTATCTTATCTAATTTTTCATGTAAAGATTTTAATACATTAACCCTATTATCTAATCCATTATATGTATTAAATAAGAATTCGTTAATTTTTTCAGAATCCAAATGATATAAATTATGTTCAAGAGTGTAGAACTCGGTCCATTTCGATTTATATCTGAATTCACCAATAAATGAAACTTTTCCTAATACCGGATTGTATTGAACAAGTATTCGTAATTCTGGTTTTCCATCAATTTTAACTATCCAATTCATATATTAAAACTTTAAATTATTAATCTTCATCTGTCCATTCTCTATCAAATACTAACTCTAAAATTGCACGAGTTATTGCTACGTATTCTAAATTTTTTTCTTGTGCCCACTGCCAACTTCTAGCATTAGGTAAAGGTAATAAATCCGGACGTATTATAAATACACGTTCTGCTTCTAACCCTTTGGCTTTATGTACTGTCGAAAGTACTATACCTTGAATTTCATCGGTGAATATCGTTTTAATTTTTAATTTAAGGTCCTCAATATTTTTAGATAATTTAGCTAAAAATAATAACACAGATACTTTATCCTCCAATGCAACAAATCCACTATGTTCATCTGGGTTTAAAACTCCCTTACTTTTTAAATCATTTTTAAATATTTGTAATTCCGATTCCCAGAAATCGATTAATATTTTAATATCCTTAATTTTACCAATTAATTCAATTAAATGAACACCAATATCGCTTCCTTTAACAATTGCTTTTTTTCCCTGAATTAGAAATTCAAAAAATAATTTAACTAATGGCATTGTTGTTCTACACAATATAAAATCACCACTTTTAGCTTCATTTAAAGCACTACCATCTCTAACTATACCATCGGGTGCATTATCCAGTGCTTTAATGTCCGGTACAATTTCTTGTGCTTTTAATATAACATTTTTTGAACATCTAAATGAATGTGATAAAGGCAATATTTTCGTATTGGGTATTTTTTCAAAATATTCAAATGCCTTATCATCTGCACAATTAAAACCATAAATTCCCTGAAAAAAATCACCTACAGTAATTAATCTACCAATTACCTTACCTGTAGCTTTATCTTTTTTTAGTATTTTTTCAATTATTTTAATTTGACATCTGTTTACATCTTGAATTTCATCCACAAATACATAATCCTGTGGAAACATCCAAATACTTTTATCAATTGCCGGAAGAAATACCATATCAATAAAATCATATGTAGTCCTATCAATAGTCATTCCATCCAAAACTTTAAGAACTCTTTTAATGTCTTTTTGTTTATTTAAATTTGTTATATCATGTCTTTCGGCTAGATATGGAATATATTCAGATTTTAATGTTAACGATAATCTACATAGATTAACTAATTTTTTTATTGAGTTTAAATAATAACCTATTTCTTCTTCGCTATTGAATTCGTCATGTAATTCCCACGATTTAGATTTTTTTAGTATGATTTTATCTGCTTTAAATTCATCAAATTGAATTTTGTCCTTATATTTTCTTTTAATTGCTCCCATTCCAAGGCCATATGTGGTATAACATCTGACATGTTCAGGCAATTTAGTTTTTAATTCTTCTTGAATATGTTTATTAAATGCTAAAAATGTAATGGATTTATCTTTAGGTAATAATTTAACTGCTTCTACTATTGTACTGGTCTTACCACATCCGGCAAAAGCTTTTATTAATATATTTTCTGGTCGATTTTTAATATAATTAAAAATTCGTTTTTGTTCTTTAGTTGCAGGAAAACTCATTTACTTAAAATATTTAAATTTAATGTCGAAATTATAAATTATTTTCCAACAATTTCAAACCAATTTTCATTATCAATACCTTCACGCAATTCATAGATTTTCATATCTGAAAGAACTAATACTTTTAATCCTTCTTGTCTATTAAAAATTTTATTATTATATATAATATCCCGATACTTAAGTTCATTTCTTTCACTAACAGTATCGACCTGAATATGATAATTTCTGTGTGTAGTAATAGCAATTTCGCCCATAGATTGCATATCATTATACAAAATTATTGCGACTTCATCTGATATTTGTTCAAGTATGATAATACAGTCATTTAATTTATCTGCAGTTTCTTTATCAAATTCATTACTTCTACGTACATATGCGCTTTGTAAAAAGTATTTTGAAAATTCTAATACAAAAAATTTATCTTCCGGTTTGTCAATATATTCATCGGGTAAATCAATATAAGGTCTTCCGGATTCATTTAATTTAATTTCGTATTCAATTTTAAGCATATTACCTCAATTAAAGTATTTATTAGAAATGAAGACAAATATATGAAATTATGGGATTAATAACAACAGTCGAACGAAATAATTTATTTCTTAAAGTTAAACATGAGCTAGGATATCCTTTGAGACCCTTTGAATTAGAAGATGAAATGATGATTTCATATTTAGAAATGGTTGTTGAAGATTATTCTTCATTGGTTAATAATTGGCTAATACAACAACAATGGGTTTCTTTAGAGGGTATGAGTAAAGATAATGGTGATTTTCTTTCTGCTTTCACTAATAAATCAAATCATTATATGGAAAGTTTTACCTACGCATATTCTAAACAAGTTGGATTAGGTACAAATGCTCCAGCAGCACCAGAATGGGAATTAAAACGAGATTATATTGTGTGTTCAGCACATACTCAGCATTATATTATTCCTGCAGGTAGAGAAGTAAATGAAGTATTATGGGAAACTCCTCCAGAAATAGATTCTGGTTTAGTAGACCCTTTTGCAATGAATGCTTGGTCACCGGGTATGATTGGCTGGTCTTATTTAGGCAGACCTGCAATGTACGTACAACCAACATTTTCGACACTTTTAGCTGCACAAGATAGAAGAATGAAACAGAGGGTATTACAATCTACTTTAACTTATAGAATTACTGGTTTAGCAACAGGTGAAAAAATATTACATTTATATCCGATTCCCGGAGACCGTCATGAAATTACTGGTGCTTGGGGAAAACATTATTCTGGTAGAAAAGTATGGTATTGGTATTATGACACATCTGCTGATGATAGAGATAAATGTTTAGAAGAAAATAATGACATTATTAAGTTGCCTTCTGACCCACCTACTAAAGTATTAAACTGGGACAAAATGAATGATGTTGCACACCAACAAATTCGTAATTTTCTTATCGCTAAAGTTAAAATGGTATTAGGGACTATTAGAGGTTTCTACAGTGGTGAATTAGGTGTTGCGGAAAAACAATTGACTATGGACTATCGTCATTTACTTGACGAAGGAACTAAATTAAAAGAAGATACCGAAAAAATATTATTAGAACAATTAGATAAATTACGTCAGGTTAATTTAACTAAAGAAAGGGCAGATATTGCTGAAAACGTTAATAGAGAAAGAGGTTATCAACCACCGATGTTCCCGATTATAGCTATCTAATGTGAAGAAGATAAAAAATAACTTTAATGATGAAAAAGTAGGTAAAGATGAACCAGATGGTATAACAACGGAAAAATAATGAAGAAAAAAAAACAAATAATTGACCTTGAAAATCAAAGAATGGGATTATTCATGACGAATAATTCGTTTGATTTAGATGTTATGTACGGTAGAAATTTTTTAAGTACAGATAATGCACAGGAAGTTATTGTACATAAAATCAATATAATTGAAACTAAGGTTCATAATTTATATGGTCAGGCAAAAACTAAAGACAAGAAATTTATGCCGCCTGTTCGAATATCTGCTATGGTTACTGTGGAAGAAGGTAAACAAGATTATTATGGCAGTAATCCCGGTGGTATTGTTCGTGATGATAGCGGTAATATTAGTTTCGGTGTTTATTTAAAAGAATTGGAAGAAAAGAAAATTGAGATTGACCGTGGAGATTACATCGAATATAATATGAGTGGTAGTAAAAATAGATATTATGAAGTTGAAAGTGCTAATAATGTAAGTGATGAAACAAAAAAAACTATAGGTGGTTTTAAAAGTTATTGGAAGCATGTCGTTGCTGTCCCTGTAAAAGAAGACGTTTTACCGTTTTTAAATGAAACTAAAGGTGATTTTATCTAAAAATTATTTTATTTTAAGACATTTGATTAGTATTTATAAGTAAATAATATTATTTAATAATTAAATGAAATGGGAACAGCATTAACACAAGACAGTTATAGATTATGGGCGAGAATCGGTTATTTATCAGGAATAACAAATACCGATGCAGAAGTAGCATTACAATTAGCTGCTTTACTTGCATCATCAATCTTAATGGAACAGTATTAATAAAAAGGAGGACCTAAGTCCTCTTTTTTTATTTTAATTAAATATTTCATCATTAACCCAAATAGGCGTTTTTTCACCGACATAAGCACCTTCAACATTGAAATAGAAATATTCAATTGCTTCTTCAGTGGACATCTTGTCTTTAGTCATTAAAATATCTATACATTTATTTATAGAATAAACTAATTTTTCACCACTAATCCCAATAATTGCGTCTTCAAAACCATCTGCCGATAAAAATTCAATATCTGGATAGTGTTTAATGATTTGCTCAAGTATTGTCATATTATAATTTTAAATGTTTAGTTTTAATTTTTTCAAGTTCTTCGGCTAATTTTGCATGTTGTTCTTTGGATTGAATACCTAAATCATCACCATATTGTATGAATATATCTATAACGAAACAAATAAATTCCTTTTCTTTGTCAGATATATACGAACTTTTTTTTGAAAAAAAGAACAATGCCGATGCAAGTAAAAGAATTATTAATAACAGGATAATTATTATTACATATAAGATGGTCATTTAAATTCATTTACTTTAGTTTTTTCTCTCTAACAAGGGCAATATGTGCTTCACCAATTATTTTAGTCCAAGGCATTGGTGTGTTATTTTCACGAAAATCGGTTATATAATCTAGCATTTTCGCAAAGAAACGTTCTTCTTGTGGTTGACCATGATAATTTAATCCTCTTTCCTTCCAAGTATCACCATAACGTTTTTCGTCTTCAATTAATTGTTTTTCAACATCTACAAAAGTAAAATCTAACTCATCTATTAATTTTACCTTTTTTAATCTTTTATCCATGATTATATATATTTATAACTTTCAAATTTTTTATTGTTTGATTTCAATCTCCATCTTATTGTTGTAATTGGTATATTTAATTTATTTGATGCATCACCAAGTGAATCATATTCAATATTATTAATTACAAACCTAATATTTTGATTACCAAAATATTTTCCTTTTCGTTGTTCAGACATCGTCCTCCTTATTTCTTTGCCATGTTTTTTATTATAAAATGGATTATTTTTTCCACACCAATCTCTACATTCCGAACAAGTTTTATTTATTGATTGGATTTCTTTGCCACATTTACAATATTTCACTGAAACCCCACCCCTCCAATTCGGATTATTTTCACCATTTCTCCCCCATTTTTCTTTACGTTCCTCTTCACTCATTAAATGAATGTTACTATTAATTGTTTTAATTGTTTGTTTAATAATATTCTCTTTATTAGGATGTTTGGTTAAATTATCACCACCTGATGCTGTTTTACCTATATTATATTCAGGTTTCGAATCTAAATATTTTTGTTCAATAATCAATAGTTCATTTTCATCACATTCTTCAACAACCTCAAACACAAAATTTTCATTTCCATATTTATTCCACGCTCTTTGTAACACAACATTTTCATGTCTATCATATCTTAACTGAGATTTATGTTTGCTCCATCTTCTATTAATATTTTTTGATGACCCATAATAACATTTATTATTTATAACATTTCTAATTCTATATATTCCAATCATAATCTTATTTTATTATAAATACTATAATAAAAAGTTGAACGGTTATTCTACAAACCAACAGATAATTTCAGTTTTATTGTTGGATGAAATTTATAATTAATTAATTCAAAATCATCAATACAGAGATTTAATATATCTTCAAAAGAATTTAATTCTTTATTGATTTTCATATCAGGTAAATCGTATGGTTTTCTTTTTAACTGCTCTTTTACACCCTCAAGATGATTAACATATACATGAGTATCACCACCAATCCAATTAGCGATACCAGCAACCATATTATTTGCTTTAGCAAACAACATTAATAGTAATGACATTGAAGCCAAATTAAACCCTGCTCCCAATCCAAAATCTGTTGAACGTTGATACATATTCAAATCAAGATAAAATTTTGGGATTTTTGCATCATTCATATCATCAGTCCATTGACTATCGGTATCCCAATTAACAACAAATTCTTCATATGTTTGACCTTCACGACTTGCATAAATTTTAATTCTTTCTTCAAAACTTAATGGTCTTACTATGAACTGATATAGAAGATGGCATGGCGGCAACGCCATATCTCGGAAATCTGCTTTATTCCAGCCATCAATAATATGATATCTACTATATGGATTTGATTTTAAACCTTCGACAACATCTTTTATTTGGTCAATACCATTTTGATTACGCCATTGATAACCATAGACTTTACCTAAGTCACCGTACTCATAATTATCAATACAATATTCATCTAATTTATTTGGGTAGTAATATACATCACCATTTTTTACACACTCAATAAATTCATCCATTGACATTGGGGGTGCACCATGTTTTTTTACATAAATGTCATTATACCATCTAAATGCGTCACCATTCCATATATTGACATTATTATCTACCAGATATTTTATATTGGTTTCACCTCTTAAAAACCACAGCAATTCATGGACAATACCTTTCCAATACATTTTTTTTGTTGTAAGTAATGGAAAACCTTCCTGTAAATTCATTCGAATTACACCATGTGAAATACCAATTGTGTTAGGCATATTTGCTCTACCACTTTCTTTCTCGACACCATTATCGAGTATGTTTTTCAATAGGTCAAGATATTGTTTCATTTTTTCTGGTTATTTAATGTGTCTAATTCCCGATTAATTCTGTTTCTATCAGAATCAGTTAATGGAATCATATTATCGGTAGTCCTTCCACTAATTTTTTCTGGTTTAGTACCACGTTTAAGTTGTGCCGTAAGTAAATTTTTAGCACTTTCTCTTCTTGCTCTATGTTTTGGAGTATTTTTAATTTTTTTCATAATAAATTTATTGTTTAATATCTTAATTCGCCTTTAATAATATATCTAAATGGATTTGAAATTAAATACCATAATCTAGTATACCATTTAATATTTTTGTTAATTAAATATATTGAGTTTTTCATTAAGTGTACATCTGCAGAATGCTCATTTTCTTTTTTTTGAGTAGATTGTTCCATATTAATTATTTTTAATGTGTTCCAGTATGACCATAACCACCTTCACCTCTTTCGGTTTCTGATAATTCCGGTGCTTCAACCAATGTAACTTCAGGTATTTTAATGAATACTATTTGTGCAACACGTTCGCCTACTTCAAAAATCTTGGCATTACTAAAATCAATGCTAATTCTATCTTTCAAAACAATCATATCTTCAATTTCATCACCAATTATTTTTGTAAATCTACATTTAATTTCCCCCCGATATGACGCATCTATAAGACCGATTGAATTTTTTAACATCAAGTCATATTTAGTTACCGAACTACGAGGAAATAAAAATCCTGCATATCCTACAGGTATTTCAAATGCAAGACCAGTATTGTATTCAATATAATCAGGCGTTTCTTCTTTAGATATTGAGTATAAATCAAATCCAGCATCGACATCATAAATTCTTAGGGGTGATTTGGCTTCAGGTATTAATTTTTTGTATTTAATCTCCATTGTATTTATTATGTATTTAACATATTATTTAAATCAGTTAATTTATCTAAATTGTCTTTTAAAAAATTTTCTGAATTGTTAGTTATGTGATGATTAATATCGTTTTCAATTTTTTTGCGGGCATTAATAAACACATTTGCTCTATCTAATGCGAAACGTGCTTGAGTGCCACTATCCATTTGAATCTGGGTAAATATACTATCATTAACTTTACGATTCACACTATAATTATCGTTATCTGCATAAAATTTTAATGCTTGTTTAAGTAATTCTACGATATTTTCATATTCATCAATATTATTATTCATCTTCTTCATTTTTATTTTCTTCAATGATTTTTTTTATCTCCTGTATTTCAGAAGGATATAAACTAAATTCTTTTCTATAAGGAAATGCTTTATTATTATTTATTTTAGAATGGAAAAATTTTCCTTGTGATTCGGTTTTTTCGAATTCATCATAAAATTCTTTACTGACATTACTATACGAATATGTATGTCCTCTACCAAACGCAATATATAATTTCTGAGACATTGGGAAATACGTAGTACGTAACAAATTACCTGAATTAAATATTGCTTCTATATATCCAATACTTTTATCATCATTGAGTATTTCTTTACGTTCGATAAGCATAATTGGTTCTTTTAAATAGCAAATATAAACAATTAATTATTATAAGCAAAGAGTATTTATGTTAAAAGATAATTAAATGTCATTACCTAAGAAAATAAAATATACGATTGATACTAATCCACCTAAACCCGGATGTGAATATCTTAAATATGGATTTGATAGAATTGAAGAATTAATGATGGAAACTGATTTAAAAACCAAGTATCTACCAAGGACTATATTACTTGAAGATATAGACCAGATATTGTTTGATTATGTAAATCAAGATGGTATGAAAGCTATCATTGATAATAAAACAGTACCTACATTTTATCTTGATAATGACCGTTGGGGTGAATTTAGTAAGACTTGGAAGTTTGTTGATAATGATAAAAACGTACCAACTCCTTACATTACCGTCAGACGAATTGATAAACAACCCGGTACTAGAATCGGAAATAAGTACAGAATTCCTCAACCCCGTAAATTCCGATATATGGATGTACCTATTATGGATGCAGGTGAAGTTATATACCTTCAATTCAAAATGCCTGAACCCGTTAATGTTGATTTGACTTATGAAGTTACTTTGTTTACTAAGTATAGAGTAGATGTTAATCAATATGATGAACAAATACTTAAAAATTTTGCTTCTCGTCAGGAATATGTTTTTCCTAAAAATTCGCCAATGCCTTTATTATTTGAAGGTTTTGCCGAAGCAAATCCTATTGAAAATATCGATGGCGACAGATTTTTTGTTTCTAAATACGCATTAAAAATACAAGGTTTTATTCGTGATGAAAAAGAATTCGAAATTGTTAAAACTATGAGACAAACAAAAATTGGTGTTGTAATTCAATAATTTAACTATATTTACCTGTTGCTTTATCGAATATAGAACCTGCTGGATAATTTTGTTTTTCATTATCGAATTTAGTGAAAGTATTGTTAATTTTGTTAACATAATCACTACTGGTCCATAATTGTCTACCCGTAATTGTAGCAGGATTTATAAATTTCCATGTTTTATTTATTAAATCTAATTCTGTGTTGAAATACATTTTTTGTGGAGTACTTAAATTTCCATAAGTCGTATTATAAAATAATGTTAATGAGCCACTTTTTGCATTAAAAAAACTAATATTAGTATAACCTGTGACTATGGTAGTACCAGATTCGATTAATCTATTCATATATGCAATTGGAATATATAAATAAAATAATTGATTATCGGTATTAATTGTGAATTGAGGTGATGTTCCTATTTTAGTTAAATATGTTGTGAATATTTTGGTTTGTGTACTGATATCATATGTATCATAATATTCAAAGATATAAAAACTATTTAATTTATTTAATTTATTTAATGAACTTCCTATAATTTCAGGTATGGTAAATCCGGCATTTTTATAACTAGTGACATAATTAACACCGTTTAATGTAAATTGAAAGGTCGTGACATTTGAACCATTACCACTGTTTTTAAATCTACGTTCTTCGACATCTACATGTGGATTAATTAAGTCAATTCCAACTACTTGAGTTAAATTATCGATTTCCTGTTGATATCCTAAAAAACCATCGTCTGAACTCAAACTAAATTTAATGTTAGTTGTAGTACCAGTATATCTTATTTTCTCTTTTATTATTGGCATGGTTTTCCGATATTATCTAAATTATTTGGTTTAAAATTCAAACTACTTGGGTCTTTGAATTTTATTTCAGCAAATGCATTTCTAGTAGTTATATTATCTAAATCAGGTACAACATCTAATGTTATCGCAGAAAATAAATATCTTCGTTTATTAACAAATGGATAGTCTACACCTAAATTAGTTTCGGGGTCAATATAGCCTTGTGGTAATATTTCTCTCCATACAAAATTACCATTATCAACTGAAGTAGCATAATAAGGTATCGATATTTCTTGTTCATAAATAGTAGTCCCTGTATTTGCCTGACTTAAACCACTATCGAAATATTTTAGTCTAAAAGGAATAATTGGATTGTATTTCCATTGAAGATAAGTATTTACATTACTACTATTTTTATAAGGAGTTCTAATATAATATGTTTGAAGTGATAATTGTTCTTGTAAAAAAAGGGATTTTGAATATTCTATTAAATCACCATATATCCTATCGCCAATATTTATAGCATTTTGATATATAGGTACTTTCACTGGGTTACCTGTAGTTCCCCAAGAAGTTCCTGACATTGTTTCCGGTTGATTAATCCCATTTGCTCCGGGTTTATATTTAGCATATAAATATAATTCGGTTGCAGGAAATCCGAAATCATCAGTATATGTAGTTACATCGAAATCCCTGTTAAAATTAAATGCATATATTTGGTCGTTATATAAATTTTTAGTAAAACCTGCATTATATAATTCGAAATCATCTGATGTTGCAATTACTTCAAAGTATCTTACAAATTCGATACTACTTCCGGTAATACTAGTATAACCAGTACCTGCTTTTAATAGATAAAATGTAAACGAATTAAAAATATCTTTAATATTTAAAATTTCGGGTGTAAAAAATGCTGCAAGGTCTTTATATGTAAGTGATAATCTATTCAATAAAGACAGGTATTCGATTCGTCCATATATTCGATATATATCATATGCTTCTCTTTCGGCATCGAATATTTCTGTTGCACTTAATGCATTCCTGATATCATATTCTGTAATTAATGAAGTCTTATTTTCAATTTCAATTTTCTGATAAGTATCTACATCTACAGAAGCAATATTTTTATATTCATTGAGTAATATTTCCACTATCTAACTATATTTACTATAAATACCATTAAAAAAATTTATGTTTTATTGAAAATAATTTGATTTTTTTGTAATAATTTAAAAAGTACCATCGTATACTAATCGTAATTCAACTTTTTATTTAATTATTGTTTAACTAATACATAAGAATATGAAAAAATTAATTTATTTATTTGCGGTAATGTTTTCGTTGGTTTTAGTATCAACAAGTTGTGAAAAAGGTGAAACTGTTACACCTGAACCTGAAGGAATGACAACACAAGATTTGTTAGGTAATTGGGATTTTTATTCTCTTACTTTGAGCGATGGTACTGTTACATATGGTTGTGATGTAGAATTGTTAAAAGATTATTACTTAGTTACATTGAATCTTAATAATGTATCATCAAATAAAATGACTCTATATACCGATTGTACAAGACAAAATATTAACTGGGAACAAGAATATTCCTATACTCTTGTCG